GGTATTATGGGTAGTGCAATATCTGGTGAAAATATTGCAAGAACTATCTTGACAAAACACAAAGTTTCTGCTACAGTGGGGCATAGTCATTTATTAGATTATGCATTATCTACTTTACCCAATGGTAAAAAGTTACATGGATTATCTGCTGGATGCTATTTAAATCATTCAGAGCATTTCGCTAGAGATACTCAACACTTATGGTGGAGTGGTTTAATAATTAAACGTGAAGTTAAAGATGGTAATTATAATATGGAGTTACTTGATATTAAAACTGTAAGGAGAGAATATGGACGAAGATAAAACATATGAAAACGAGATAGTGCCAGAAAGAACTGTATACTATAATAATGTAAATAGACCTGCACATTATCTACATGGTAAAAAAGAAACTATAGATGTTATATGTGACTGTATGACTAATGATGAGTTTCATGGGTATCTAAAGGGTAATATACTTAAATATGTTTCAAGGTATAAATTTAAAGGTGAACCATTAGAAGATTTACAAAAAGCACAATGGTATTTAGATAGATTAGTTAAGGAGGTTAATAGTAATGGGTCAAGTTAAACAAGCAATAATGGAATTAGAAGATTTTGTAGCAGGTTGTTTACGTGAAGGTAGAACGTTAAATCAAACTATACGAGATGCCAGAGAATCAAAGGCAGCAAAAACTAATCCTTACTTTGATAGTGAGGAACTAGTAGAAAATAAATACTACCAATTCAAAGGAGCAGAGTAATGTTTAAAAGAGATATGCTGGATGCTTTGAAAAAAAAGTATGAAGCAGAAGTAGATGTAGCAAAAGCTACAATACAAATATACCTAGATAAACCTGTAGGTATAGGAGAACATCCACAGTTTGCTGAAGAAATAGATAAACAATTAGAAGCAATAACATGTGCATGTGATAAAATAAAAGCAATAGATAAGTATTATCCTGATGAGGATGATATACCATTTTAATAGGAGGATAAATGGCTGAAGAAAAACCAAAAGTAAAACAGGCAACACCAAAAACCTATGCAATTAGCTCAGAGCAGTTAATGGATATAATGAAATATTTAATGACTAGACCATACGCAGAAGTTGTTAAAATTATGAACTCTTTATCCACATTAACTCCAGTTAATATACAAAAGGAGAGTGTGTCTGATGAAAGAAAAAAATAACCTAGATAAATATACTGGAATATTGTTTGAGTTAAAAATAGGATTAAATAAAAATAATGCTATAGTAATAGATTATGGTGGTAAACCTGTGGGTAAAATACGAGATGCATTAAAAGGTTTTCCGTATCAAGCTAACTTGTGTGCTGCCATAATTAATCATGCAAATTCTGTTGGTAAAAAACTACAAGAGGATGTAAAACAAATAATACAAAAAATATGAAAAAAGACGTAAAAGAAGTAATACAACAAGAAGAACCCCATTTAAATAATCTATTGTCACAAGAAGATTTATCTTCATTTAAAGGTATGGTAGATGAACTTCGTGACACATGGACTAAAAAACAAATGTTTCGAACAGAAACAGAAGCAAGGTTTTCTGTGTTACAAGATAATAGATACCCAACTAAAGCTGCAAAGTATTGGCAGTGTGTAAGAGAACAATCTAGTTATCTTGATAATCTAATGCATTTATCTTTTGATTACAGAAGAAATGAAGCAAAAATAAAATGGTTGGAGAAAAAATTAGATAAAGAAGAAGATGAATACAAAGCTACTAAATATCAAATAGATTTAGATGAAGCTAGATTTGGTAAAGCATCTATGGAAAAGGTTGCTAAACACAGAATGCGTGAGATTAAAATGTGGTCTAAATTAAAATCAGAATTTAATGATGGATCTTTTAACGACAAGGACGTTAATCAGCACCAATTAGAATCTTATCATAGAATGTATGCTGGTAAAGCTAAAACTATAACTAATAATACATCTGAAGCAGAAGTGTTTAATATTATAGGGCAACTAAAATCTCTAGAAAGAATCAAAGCTAGTGGAGAGTTAGAAAACAAAACAGAAAAGAAAGAACAAATTGAACAAGATGATAAATCAAAAATTTGATTTTGTATTTTTAGGTCAATCTATTTTAAAGTATAAAGTTCCTTTAGATATATTTATTACAATAAATAAATTATATGAAGAAAATGTTAATAGTTTATACCCTGCAAATAAACAATTAGTTGGTAAGATACAAAAAGAACATTCATTATTTTATGATGGTACTGACCAAACAAAAATGAAAAATCATAATGTGCTACCTAGAAACGTAACAAATTATTTTATAACTATGTTTAAACATTATTTAGATTGGAATAAAATAAAAGATTATGAATTACATCTTAATTCTATTTGGGTTAATGAAATGAAAGAGCATGAATATAATCCTATGCATATTCATAGAGGTATGTTATTTACTGGATTATCTAGTGTTATGATTTTAAAATTACCATCTACATATGGCGTAGAGTATTCTAATTCTGAAGTTCCACAAAATGGTAGATTACAAATACTAGGTTCTGCTAGTGGTCAGTTTGCTAAAATAGATTATCAACCACCTATGGAGATTGCAGATTTTTATATATTTCCATATGATATGAGGCACTGTGTTTATCCTTTTAATAATACAAAAGAGACTAGAAGAACATTAGCTGCAAACTGTGATGTAAAATTTGACCCAATAAAAAATAGAGGTGTAGCATGATATATGAACCAAGATGGAAATCTTATTGCGTAGAAACAACAAATCCATTATTTTCACCAAAACAATGTCAGATGATTATTGAAGCTGGAAGAGCTCAGCCAAGACAAAATGCAAGTGTTGGAACATCTAAAAAAGGTGGTGGTATAGTAGATACCAAAACAAGAACTTCACACATTAGCTGGATCCCATTTAAAAAAATGCCAGATATGTACAAAGATATTGAAACCACGATGAAAAAAACAAATAATAATCATTTTGGTTTTGATGGTATGCAAATAACAGAGATGGCTCAATATACTGAATATCCATCTGGGGGTTTTTATGATTGGCATATGGATTCAGATGTTAATTTTGCACATGAACCAACTGTTAGAAAAATATCTATGACTTGTTTATTATCACATGAATCTGAGTTTGAGGGTGGTGAACTACAAATTGAAAAAGAAAAAAATAAAGTAAAACTTGCTCAAGGACAAGCTATATTTTTTGCATCATTTCTTTTACATAAGGTAGCCCCTGTAACGAGTGGTGTTAGAAAATCTTTAGTAATGTGGTTTGGAGGTCCACCATTAAGATGATTAGAAATTTATATTTTCCAACACCAATATATATTTTAGATATTAAAGATAAGTCTTTAAATATAGAATTAGAAAATAATATTTTAAATTGGATGAGTAAAGATAAGGGTGTTTCAAGAACTAATGTTCAAGGGTGGCATTCAACTACAGATATGCACGAAAGACCAGAGTTTAAAAGATTAACAAATGCTTTGTATGAGGCACAAATTAAAATTTATAAAGAAGAATGTTTAGACTCAGAACCTGTTATAGGTAATATGTGGGCTAATGTAAACCCACCAGGTGGTATGAATAGGGCACATCAACATCCTAATTCTTTATGGTCTGGTGTTTACTATGTTAAAACTCCAGAAAATTGTGGTGATTTAAAAATAGATGACCCAAGAACTGCTTTTTCAATGATTAGACCTAAAACAAAAGACGTTAAATTACCCCAAAGATTATGGAGAGAA